GGGTTAGTCTTTGCAATCCAGCAAAGGGATACTCGAAGTCACATGGTGGGCTAGGGTTTGTTACTAATTCTAGTAGAGTTTTACCATCTACTATTCCATCCGGCTGATACGGCGAAGCATTCCAGATAGCTTTCCTGATCGCTTCAGCATCATTATTTTGCAGTGCGTCAGACGCATCTTTATACGGGTCTGGCAAATGAGCAATCTTAACTTTCCCAGACGGTAAGAGCGCAGCCACTGCTTCCGTCGCCATGTGACCGGCTTCGTCCTTATCGAAGAAAAGGATAACTTCTTCATAACCCTGAAAGAGCTGAAGTTGTTTCTGTATATCCTTTTTAGCTGAAGCAGCTCCGTGAGGTAGCGAGACATGCGCCCAGTTCGGGTAAGCCTCCCAGCCCGATAGTGCATCAAGCTCGCCTTCGTAGACCATGATGCGTTTACCAGTAGAAGGTATAAGAGACTGACCAAACAAAGTATCAGTAGTGTTACCTTCATACTTAAAATCTTTTAATTTGGTTTTTGTTTTGAATCCTTGTAACTGTTTACTACTGTTGTAATAAGGGAAGCGTAGAAGTTCTCCATCCCTGTAGACTTTGTAGTGTTGGCAGGTTTCTTCACTAATTTTTCGTTTTTGCAGCCTTTGGGCTGAACCTTTGAATTGTACATTGGTGGGCATGTTATGTGTTTGATCTGCTTTTGTAAGTGTTTGGCAACTAAAACAGAATGTATTACCATCGTCATATATTGCCTTTGCATCTGAAGAGCCACACACTTCGCATGGCTCGTGCCTTAAGAACTCAGCCATTTTGTATCAAAGTAACTATCGGAATCATCATGTCCTATCTTTCCTTTAGGATAAATATTCCAAGCTAATGAGTATCTTGTTTTGTCACCCTTTTGTATAGCTGACATATGTTTTAAATAACTTGGAAAGAAAAAGATTTTATTTGGTTGAGGTATTATTTGATAATAAACATCTGGGCAAGCCGATGGGTCAGAGTCATTGTTCGTATCGAAGTGATTAAATACAGCGATTGGATTTTCTAAAGCTAAAGGAGCTGCATCTGTGTAGTCATCATCAAAATAAAGTAAGCCACTGTACCAAGAGTTACAATGATTATGGTGGTGGATTTTGCCACCCTTTTTAATACGTGCAAACCATGAAGTTGTTATGCAAGTGTCAACCTTATCATGAGAAGCCAGTGTTAAGCAAGTATCCTTGAAATAATTGAAATGAAACATCAAAGTTTTTTTGATATAAATTAAATCAGGATGCTCTAAAACTCTGTTCTGACTAGCACCAGCTAAAGATGTGTCTACCTCATTTTGATTGGGAACAGCATCTCTGTATTCTACGTTTCTTGCAAAATCTTTTAACTTACTAAAATCGTCAGTTAATATTGTTTCATAACACGCGATTGGGAATATACCTTTAAACATAATTAATATTTAAAGTTAAACGTTTTTGTGCATTTGATGTACTGCATGAATGATGCCTTTCGTGAGCATTAAAAAGAACTACTCTATTCGCAACACTATCTACTTCAGTGCCATCCGCAAATCCTGTGTAACCATCACATGTATTTAACATTAACAATGCACCTTTTAATAAAGGCATAGAGCCTGAGTCTACATGCCAAGGATGTATATTAACTTCATTGGTTCTTTGATAAAGATTAATTTTCATTCTTACCAATGTGTTCCATGCTATACCAACTCTTTCTATTAAACGAGGAATAATTATATCTTTTACAGGCTCAAAGAAATAACTACGTGGAACATAATCATTATAAAGCATATGAGCAAACATGTAATTATCTAAAGGATTGTTTCCTTGGATGCTTGCTGTAGATGAATCATCAGATATTCCGGGGGTAAAATACCAAGACATTTCTGGACCTTCGACAATTCCTACTAATTTTTTGAAATCTTCTTCAGGTAAAAAATTATCTATTATTGAAATGTCACTTTTTTTCTTTCTTGCCATGGGTGTTAATTTTTTCATTTAAGAAAAACACTTGGTTACATCTGTAATTACTCCAATGTGCTTTTTTATGTATGTTGTCTGTAAAATATCTTTTATCTCCAAAATGTGCACCATGTGGAAACAATGCTCCATCAAACAAAACTAATTTGTTATAAGTTGGTTCGATGTACTTAACTACTTCAAGTTTACTCTTATCCATCCAAGGATTTTGATGTTCAAGCAATTTCTTTTTAAATGCCACAGCAGGATTCATCATTTCTATAAACCACTCTTCATCTTTTACTTTTGGATGATATAAGTTTGTACCGTTCACTTTGTCGTCTTGGTTAAAATAAACAATACCGTTGTATCCCGGGTCTATGTGCGCCCACCAATAATTGTTTTCAGTGTCATTGAAAGGGTCATCGAGGATACGCATTACGTTAGTCGTGATGTGGTCCGAGTGCAGTGATTGTGATGTTAGCTGTGAGCATAACCAAAACAAAGGTACAGCTTGATTATCAAATACATTTAACCTTCGATCTTCAAACTTTTTAGCATTTAATGACCAAGGTTCTCCGACCTTGTGCCATGCTGTCTCTCTATTGAAGAGATATCTAGCTACCTTTTCAGGAAACTTATATACATTTTCGATTGTATATATTTTTGAACCGAGTACTTCTTCTACTTGTACCTCGGTGTCCATGTTTAAGTCCCACATTTTAGCCAATCTACTGGAATACAATGTGCAGCGCACCAGAGAATACCGTAACGCTCGCACCATTTCGCATACGTTGTCTTTGACTTCTTACTTATACGTTTGTAAGGGTCTTGAAATACCATGCGAAGGTCTATTTCTGGGTTGTCCTTGATTACTTGTCTAATCTTACGCCTAGATGGTGGGTCCCAATACCCTTTGACCTCTAGGATTACTCCGGAGTCTGGTAGCACAAAGTCAGGAGTATAGCTGTGTTGAATAGTGTAAGGATAGGACGTCTCCTCATATTCATAGTCGACGCCCAAACTTACTAATAGGTCTGCTACCTTTTCTTCGAGACCTGACCTAAAAGTCATCGTCCAACTCTACAGAGC